TGTATTTTAATTTACTACTCCCTTTTTTGTCGCCTACCTTGTAAACTTCACTTTGAACCACGGATTGCGGTGTAAATGTTCGTGCGAATATCCCCTTCTCTGTTAACGACACCACCACCTTTTGAACGTACACACCCTGACTTAGAAGCCACTTCTGATTGATAGGGAAAGTTATGGCAGAAGTGTTATTCCTGCCAATAAACTCTCCCTTCACATCAATCAACGAAGAACCCTGCTGAGCAAAAAATGGTATAAAACTGTCATGTGAACTCTTTCGATATGGATAAAAGTTATTCGGATACACGCCGCCTTCCTGCCAGTAAAACAACCCGTGTGCGGATTCATCCCACGTAACGTCAAAATCGGCTGTATAAGCGTGTTTCTTCGCCAAGACAATACTTTTATCAACTTCATCATTTCGTTTCGTTACAGACGCTCCTACACACCTCTCAGGGCTTAATTCAAATGATTCCGGTTGGTAGATTATCTCGGTAATGTATCCTGCATCTTTTAGCTCCGTCAGGTATTCAAAGAACATTTCTTCTTCACGACTATCCATTCCACATCAATTTTTCGTATTCAATCATTGTCTTATCTGTAATCCGAATGTTAGCAATGTCGTGTACACCTAACCGATAGATGTTTTCATCGTATTCAGCGAAGATCACATACACACCGGAAACAGGTGTGAATACGTCGTGATACTCTGCAACTTCTTTACCGTTTTCGTCTGTGGTTTTACCCGCGTATGCCTTATCACCCTTTACGTCTGTGAGTTTGATAACATCAAGAATCACACCGTCCACGTAATACGGTTCGTACACAACTGAACCTATTTCATAACCTAATTCTGCATCAATCTCAGGATCGTAGTCCCGTTCACGATATTTTAGTGCTTTGCCTCTAAGTGGAAACATATTTCAACATTAAGTTAGATAAAAATTCACAATCAGCAACGACTTGTTCTTTAGCTTTTTCAAGTCTGCTTTCAATCAATTCAAACACTTTCTTGTCTGGCTCAACAACAACTTCCAATGGTGGTAAATCAGGATGATAGGAAAAAAACACATTATAATCCCTTTGGGAAGCCCACAGTTCAAACTGCATTTGTTTAAAGTAGTTGTTCGGAACTTTTCCTGACTTCAAATATCCAACCTGTGTATTGAATATAGGACACTTAATTTGTAGCAATCCGTCATCGCCAATAAGTCGGTCAGGACTTACCACAACCCAATCATCCACCTCTATAACACCAATCTTTTGTGTCGAACATAAATGCAATGCCTCGTAATATTCAACAGCTTCTTCCTCCATTTCAATACCACGTTCCATGTAACCATTGCTAAAAGACTTACCATCTGTTTTTCTGCCGGTAAACCGTTCCTCCACAATACGACTAATTAAACTGTTGTAGCCAGCGGTGTTCTCGCCCATTAGTAGATTATCTGCCACAGATGCACTGAACTTTCCGTATTTAATCTCATGCCATTCGGGTGTTCCCTGTTCTATGTCAAATCTTAAATTCATACAAGTTTCTTTACAATTTCTTTTTCAACGGCTGCGTCAATGTCATAAAACTGTTTTAGTTCGTCCATCGTCTTACCGCTTTTTATAAATTTTACAGCGTCGTCAACCTTTTCTCTTGGGAGTTTAATTTGCTTTCTTTTGTGTGCAGAATCGAGGGAATCATTGTCTTTCCCATCGTCAATACAGAACAACCCGTTTAAAGCATATTTCCTTGCATACGACGAAGATGCTCCGGTTATCTGGCTTGCATCCATTCCCTTTCTATCTTCCGGGTGCATAGCAAAAGCAGAAACGCTGTGTGTAAACGATTCGTGTTGAAACGTAGCTGTTGCCTTAACAAATATCTTACCACCGATCTCAACAACATCATCAGTAAGCGTCAACAACGCACCGTTCTGTGTACACAATGGTTTGGCGGCCTCAAGTATATCTTCTGCTGAACGATACTTATAATTACCAAATTTATTGAATTGGTTCTTTGGTGCTTTTAATGTTCTTTGTATTTCAATTAGTTTTTCCATATCTTTTACTTAAAAGTTCTTTCACGTTACTCAGAAAGTTTTCGTGTGCTTCGTTAACAAACTCCACACACTGCAACCAATCTTTATCAATATATTCTTTTACTCCAATTTCAGCAATCTTCTTACTTACCTGCTCGTAAGTAGCGTAGTACCCGACAACAGGAAACGATTCCTTGCCAAAGTTCTTTCTGTCTTTATCTTTTACTGTTCTCTTTTGGTACAACGTAAAGCAATCGGGATCGCTGTCGATGTACAAGTCTTCCGTTAGCTTTTTCATTTTTTTAATGCTTCGTTAAAAAACACATCTGCCACACGAATTAGTTGCTGTGAATCAACTTTTTCTGCTCCTGCAACCTTAGCTGCGTTGATAGCCGAATCAAGACAATTCACCCATAAGGCGGGTTTAAACGCTGTACGATGCTCTGTAACTGCCTGTTGAGGTGGTTGATGAGCAGGTTGTTGTGGTGCAGCCGAACCACCGCTGAGTATCATTGAACTTTTAGTTACAATACTTTTGTACCCGTTCTTTTCTTCAAGAAGCAATTCCACTTCCTGACCTTCTTTCATTTTGTTGCCGTTTTTATCCACAGGCCACACTTCGCCGTTCTTCTCGTTGGCAAGTCCATTGTACCACTCACCGTTAACCTGAACTCCGTAACCAGCGAATTTTCCGTACTTACCTTCTTTCGGTTCTTTAACGTTAATCTTCTGAATGATTCCTTTTACTAAATCCATAATTATTGTACTTTAATTTTGTAATAGTTTCCTCCTGTAATCGTATCTGCCAACTGCTTCCAGCTACCGTCGAACTGTTTCGTTGGTCTTACTACCTGACTTGACTTCATGTCAGCGTCAAAATAAATTGTCAATGCCTGCGAATGAGGCGCACTTTTGTCTGATACCATGATTTTATAATTTAAAGTTATTTTTTAATCTTCTTTGTTTTTCCAATATTATTCAGCAGAAGTTCGTCTGCCCGTTCTCCGTAATTCATTATTAAAAAATTCTGACAGTTTTCGTTGAACTGAGTTAGCCGTTGTAGGCTCATTCCTGCTATGCTCTCTACCTCAAAACTGTCCGGTAAATCGTTGACCAATGCAAACATTTTTTGCAGTTCTTCTTTGGCTTCGTTTTCCCCCAATCCACTAAGTTCAGAGAACGTTGGAACAATGCAACGATGAAAAAACGAATTAGACCGCAACCACTTCTCATATTCGTCTGTTCCTTTTTCCGGTTTGTGTCGCACTGCCATCAGGAAATAAGGATATGGAACCTGATCTAACTCCTGCTTTGCATCGTGTTTATCCTGTGGGTGTGCAACGTACTTACGCATCATGCACAATATCGTTTGGGTCTGCTTCCTTTATAAGATTAAACTGGTATCGCCTTACGGCACATTCCATTAATCCATCTATCGCTTCTCCAACACGTCTTGATGCGTAATCTTCCCACGGTTCAACGCTGTCGCCATCGTTTACTTCTCTCGGTGTGGCTGCCGCCAACATCATCAAGTCATCACGATACATTGTTATTAAGGATTCTTCTTCTTCCATAAGGTGTTCAACATCTTCTGGCACAATCCTGTTTATGTAAACTTCTTTTAAAATTGTTCCCCAACCCATAATTTAAAATTTTTCTGTAAAGATAATAAATAAAACACAAAGTACGTTACAATTCTTTAACAAAAACACTTGAAATCTTCCTCCAATCCAAATCCCTGTTTATGTTATAAAACACATTCATACGCCAATCAAACACTTTTTCTTTTTCGTCGTAGTACTTATTCCGCTCCACCTGATACCCGTATTTGTCCCGTCTGGGTTCGTAGGAGTACGTTACAACGACTTTTATGTTCTGACCTATCAAAGTATCCACCCGGTTCTTTACGTGCCTTATATACGTGTTCTCGCTCATGTCAGGTGGCTTTGGTTTAAGCGCGTGACCAAATCCTGCAAGGAAATTCTTTAGGTCTTTCGTGAACAAAATATCGGTGTATGGCACGAATGACACTTTTGTTTTAAGCCCATCCACGTTAACAGGTTTTCGCTTTAACTCGATCACAATATAATGAATTCCTGTTTTTGCCGTCCTGAGTTCACACCCAGATAGCCAGCAATCATTGTAGCCAAGCAGCCACAGTTTGCCCTGTGCCGTGTTACCGTTTGAGTTCGTGTAGTACCCATTTCTTAACACCGACATTTTTGTCAATAAATCGTTTTGTTTGTCTTTTAAGAACATAATGCAATAAACTTTCTGTCCTCAACATTCACTCCGGTCATGTGTTTTGATTGATACAAAACCGTCCGCTTACTTTTTTTGTGCAACCTTGCATAAGTAGAACAACTCACAACCTGGCACGTATCTAAAATTACTTGCGCAACTGTGCAAGCCCTGACCGGATTTTGAAAACATATATTTTGAATTTTCCTGATTTCTGTTGGTGTAAGTTGTTGTTTCATAATTATTTGTTTTGTTTGCACGGGTGTGCATTACATATACAACATAGTTAGCGGTTATTAGTCCGCTGAATAGTGGCGTGCTCAAATGGTATTAAATCTTGTCCGTAATCCGCATATACACCGTAGTGCCTTTCTTCAACATCTACCATTGCCACTTCTGCACTAAATGTTTTACCTCTAAACATTTCGCTCTCTGTTGGCTTATCATCAAATGTCCAACTTATTGTATCGCCTATTTCTGCTATTAATTTATCCATAAGTAAAGTAAATAACAACCGCTAACAAGCGGTCATAGTTAATAAAGCCAATTAAAGTTTGTATTTCATAGGCTGCGATAGTGGGTGGCTTTACTAACCATACCGCATCTACGTTGTAAACAATAAATACTACCATAGTGCCATTTGCGAAGTGTAGTGTTTAATCCGCTTACAAGCCTTATCATAATACGTCTTATCAATTTCATATCCAGTAAAATTCATTTTAAGTTTATGACAAGCAATTGCAGTCGTTCCGCTTCCTAAAAACGGGTCCACTATATTCATTCCTTCATCAGCTATCATATCAAGTAATTTAGTCCAACTTGGCAGGTGTTTCGGGCAATCGTGCCAAGCAGCTTCTTCTTGCATAGCAATATTTGTTTTGAATATATCGTGTCCAATTCGCTTTTGATTTTTACCCCAAAACAATACAGGTTCATAAGCATTAAATCCACCTAAAGGGCTTGGACTGTTTTGGTTTGGTTTGTGCCATATCATCATATGTTTTGGGTCTTGGTTAATCCAAAACTTTAGGTTTTTATAACCAACAGTCATTACAACAGTTTCACAAGTTCTCAAAAGCTCATTTAACCAATCTTTACACCATTTTTCGTATTCTTTCGCTTGGCGTGTATCGTCATATTCATTATACTTTCTGCCTACATTATAAGGTGGGTCAGTTAATGCCAAGTTGAATTGCTTGTCTTTACATTCTCGTAAGGCTTGTAAGCAGTCTGTATTTATTAAGTTCATTTCGTTCATATTTTACCGTATTTACAGTTTACAACACGTGGTATAGTGCATAGCGGTTTTAGTGTTTAATTCAATATTTTTTGCTTTCTATTTACTTCCGTACAGTTCGATAGGCTTGTGCATCTAATCCGCTACGACACCATACCGCCATACGTTATAAGCAAGTGCTACATTTCGTCTCCGAATAGAGTTCCTGCTTGTAAATCTTTTTCTTTTCTTTTTTCTTCCACCCTCTTTTTTGCTACCTGAAAATATTTTTCTTCAAGTTCAATACCTATGAAATTTCTATTCAAATTCATACAGGCTATTGCAGTTGTTCCACTTCCCATTGTGTTATCCAACACCGTTTCACCTTCATTTGTGTATGTCTTAATCATATACTCAAAAAGCGGTATAGGTTTAATTGTTGGGTGCAATCCACTTGTATCGGTATTGAATTTTTGCCAACTTGAAGGAACTCTCAAATCAGATAGTTGGTTTTCAACCCTACCTTCAAATTCTCTGTAATTTTCAGACTTACTTTCAAACTTCACATTATATTTTACTCTATCAAGTCCAGCACCAGTTCTTTCTTGCATTTGCTTATTGTAAGTCCATTTACCCTTGCTAAAAACCAACACATGTTCGTGTTCCTTCATTGGTTCTCTTACTGTATTTGCAAAATTACTGCCTCTGTTTTTCAACCATATCCATTCGTGTTTAAAATATTTTGGTTGGCTCATAATCAAGGCACTTGAAAATGGCTGAGAAGCAGTTAATACAATTACACCTGTTGGTTTAAGTAGCTTCCAATAAAGTTCCCACATTGGTTCAAACGGAATTACTGCATCCCATTTATTACTCGTTGTTCCATAGGGTAAGTCTGCAAGTATCATATCAACAACAATACCTTCATCTACCATTTTCTGCATTCCCGCGAGTGCTTCTCCTTGTCTTAAATCTATATTCATCCTTTGTTATTTATAATATTTATGTCCAAATAAAAATCCCCAAATATTGAAAGTGTGTAAACAATCCTGTTGTTAGGCATTTTAGATATTTCCACCTTTATTTTACTGCAATCAGTAAAACAGTTTTTAATTGCTTCTATCATTTCATTATCATTTGTGGCTTCTTTTGTCCAAGGCATCGCCATAATATCCATATCACTTGCAAGGCTTCCGTGTAAGGCTAATGCCCAACCTTTATCCATTGCAGCTTGTCTTAAATCGTTCCACATAGCAGCGTAAAATACTGCTCTGCCATTAGTTGTTACATATTCTCTATCTTTCATTATTAAATTTTTATTTTCCCACTGCACAAAAAAGAAAAGAAAAAGGTTTCGTTCTTCGATTCAAGTTCTGTGATAATAAACCGCACCAGCTTATAACAGCGTGTATAAAAAATGGCGTGTTCAGTGGTATATTCAACATTCGTTTTTCAAATTAAGTGTAGTGCTGTATTGAAAGTTTCGGGTTCTAAATCCACCACTTCTTATACACGCAAAACGTTAGGTGTAATATTCACTAAGGTCAATGCTATTTTCAGCTTGGTTGCCCCAGCAGTCCCACCCATTTCGTTCACGCCTCGAAAATAGTTCTAACTTGTCTGCAAAAGAACACCTATCTACAAGGTCGTAGAACCATTCAGGCTTTACGCTATGCGGCAGCCTTTCGCTCAAAAACAGTGTTGGCTCAACCGCTTTGTCTTTTAATCTAAGGTTACCTTTGGTTGCAAATATGAAGTGTTCAGTCGCACCTCTAAAATAGTAGCCTGTTTTCATACTTGGTTGCCCGTCTGCTTTTCTAAGTTTCCCCCACGTAACCACTGTTTTTGGCTCAAATCCCCAATCCTTACACAACTGCCATCCACGTTCTATAAATGCGTTTGTTACCCACAAATAAAGGTGTGCTTTATCTTCAATCATATTCTTAATTGGCAGTTGTTTCAGTTCTTCCATACTCATTGCCCCATAGCGTTCTTCACTACTTGGAGCAGCACCGTAACTATTAGGTCGGTGTTCTTTTGCTGATGCTGGACCACGCCCTTTATATTTCCAAGGTGGGTCTGCTATTATCGTTTTATATTTTTTCATCTTTCATTCTTTTAATCCGTTCATACTACACCTAACAATGTGTAACAGGCATTAAAACGACCTGTTACACTCACCGTTAGCCGTAATTTACGGACGACTAACCAAGGTGATGTATGCCATTCTTAATGCGTTCATTTGTTCAAGAAATTTCTCGTATTCTGGTTTTGGTAAATCTTGAATGTTTACCATATCGCCATTATCATAGTGCATGAATAAGCCAATAAAACTACGGCTAACACACGGTAAAACTCCATCGCCTTGTTGTTTATCAATATTTTCTGCTTCGTTTTTCATTTTGTAGTAATTTGAAAATTTATCTCTCGTATTTAGAACGGCAACGAGAGTTTACCGTCAAACGTTAGGTGCAATGCCTAAAACAGCCTCGTCTGCGATTTGAAGTTATCAAAACGCTTGTTTGCGGCATTAAAATATTCCTCATCAATTTCAAATCCGACAAAGTTAAGACCCGCCTTATCCGCTGCAATTCGACTGGCTTGGCTTCCGCAATGTGTATCTAAAATCAAATCTCCTTGCTTTGCATAATTAGCATAAATCCAATCATATAGTTTTATAGGCTTTTGTGTTGGGTGTATTGTTCCGTCCTTCAATAGTTCAACCCTGTTTATTTTAACAACCCTTGTGGCACAATCAAAACTACTGTATGCTAATTCTGCATCACTCATTGTTAATCCTTCTTGACCTTTATACCAGACAATCCACCCTTTTGTGCCTTTGTTTAAATGTTCTACAAAGTAATTCGCACCCCAAATGATTTGATTTTTAGATACACGCCACAGCTCATCAAAGTATTCATTTGAAGGTATATCATTATCCCATCCCCTGAATTTATGCTCTTTTCTGTTTGCTTTCGGGTTGTTCAAATTAATACTTTGCTTTTGCCCATCAATCCCTATCCCGTAAGGCGGGTCAACTACTGCCAAATCAAAATAATTGTCTGGATAATGCCGCAAACCAGCGACACAGTCCATCAAATAAACTTCCGAATAAGGCACTGCACCTAACACTGCATTGCCGCAATGGCGGGTGACGTTCTTTATTTCAACTTTTGTACTTCTATCAATCATTTGTGCTGGTATTAAACTTTTGTACTTCTAAACCGCCACTGACGGCAATGCTTTTACGTTATAAAACATTTGCTTTCGCACGCCACTGTAATTTAGGATAATCTTTACCCCATTTTGGGTTTTGAATATCCATTGTGCAAAATCTTTTTGCTGCTTGCATTGTTGCAAATATTTCTGACCTATGTCCCGGAACTCTATTTGAATAATACTCAACCAAGTATTTCCCAAAATGTGATTTTATTGTTAAAAATTTATAGTCCTTTCTGAGATTTGTCGCTTCAATTTCCATTGCTAAAAACGTTTTATAACAGCAGGTCAAATGCCATGCTGTTGAAGTTTGTGCCGTGATTTGAAAATTGTGCAGGCACGGCATTTACCTGCGGAACGTTGTGCGTAATGCTAAGACTTCCTACGCTTCAACTGCTCGACAAGAAATTCTTTAATTGCTTTTTCTCGCTCTTCTTTAATTACATCGGCAAAATAAATTTCAGATGCGGAATAAATGTCATCTAAAAAATATTTCATATCAGCTTCTCGATTTGAATCAAAGTCCTCTAAAATTAGAGTTAGTTTTTTAATAAAAGTTTCTTTATCCATTGTTTTGATTATTAAAGCACTACGCACAACACGCAATATAAAACATGCTGGGCTTCATGCGGTTATTAAATATTTTCTCTCGTTTCAAAGTTCGTAGCGGTTTGACAAGTCCGTGCTTCGTAATCCAGCACGATTTCATATTGCCAACCGTTATGGGTAATTTTATTTGACATTACGCCATTGAAGTTTCATTTCTTTAACTGTTGTTCCAAACCATTCAGCAACATAAGCCATAAACCTTTGGTGAGAATAGGATTTTCCAACACTGCAATATGCTCTACATTTATCCCAATCAAATCCATCATCTTTTTCGGAAGTTTGATAGTAAGGTAAATTATCCGCACATTCTTCATAAAATTGCAAGGCTTCTGTTGCTTTAGCATCTGCTACGGGAGAAAAACTACCCATAACAGCACCTATATTCAATTGCGGTTTCTGTGGTTTATTTGAGTTCATTGCTTCGTATTTAATTTTGTTTATAATTGAAAGTTAGTGCTTCGTAATCCGCAACTAAATATAGCTGCGAACCGTTAGCGTTCATTGCTTTTTATCATTAAAAGAATGTCGTTAACTGTTGCGGATTTAATTTGGTTCTCATAGGCTTTTAAATGGTCTGCTAATTCAAATGCTTTTGCTTCACGTTCCTTATATATATCAGCTTGTATCTGTATTTGATTAAGCAACGAAACGCTAACATTTTGTAAATTGCAGTTTTTAACTACATTCGTTAATGCCTTTGCTAATTCAAGTTTTAGCGTACAATCTTCGGAGCAGCTTAAATCCCACTCGTTTAATTCGTTTAGTATTACTTTTGTCAACTTTTCCATAATTTATAATTTTGTATTTCAAATCCGTTAAAAACCGACAACTTACAATTTACCGTTAGCGTTCATTTGCCAACGCTCTTTTGTACCTTTTAACAAGTTCGCTTAGTATCATATCTGTATCTGTCGGCATTGGTGGTACACACATTTTATGGCTTCTACCACCAGTTCTTGCAAGTTCAGATATTTGTCGTTCTACTTCTGTTATGAGTTCTTGGTCGCTCATTGATTCTTGAAGTTCTTTTAATCCTTGTTCTGTCATAATTTTAATTGTTGCACCGCCAACGCTCAAAAACGAAACGCTAACAAGCGGTATAGTTTATAAGCCTTTGAAAGTTTGTGGTCGGATTGAAGCGGTATGGTAGGCTTACAAAACCATACCGCTAATCCGTTAGCGGTAATACTAATACAAGTCCTCCGAGAATAATCTGTTTCCTCGAATTTCCTTAATATCCATTACCATTATTAGTAGGAGAAAGGCGTACTCCATAAACATTCAAGGGGTTATTGTTTTTACCCAAAACTGTTCTGTTCAGACTTCTAACCGCACCCATATTGCTGATTTGGTAATACCCTTCATACCCCACTATATCTCTCCAAATTTCTTGCATGTCTTTACAAATTTTTCAACCTCAATTCCAACTGTTTGTAACCACCCACATCTTTAACAGAAAGCCTTTTGATAAACCCGTCCCACCACCATTCATTTTTCAGCTTGCTTAACGGTTCATCGTGCCATTTTCTGTGATACTCCCACAAGCACGGAACTAAAAAATCCTTTTCTATCAACAAATCCCCGTCCCTTCCCCGTAAATGGTGGGGGTGAAACGGATAATCATCGGGCAAAGGTGTGCCACTAAAAAAGCACACCCATTCCCCATTCTCTTTTAGTTCTGTTTCGAGTTCTTTTTTTATACGTGCATAGTGGCGCAGTTCTGCTGCTCGCTTGTCACTTACTTTTTTCATTGTATTTCTTTTTTAATCCAAATAACACTTTTTAGCACCATCATTATCATTAAAAGAGCTGCTAACGCGGTAAAAATTGTTTCCGCTATTGTTCCCCTGAATACCTGTGACAAAACAACAGATATTGCCAACAAAATTAACATTTTATACATAAAGTTCCAAATTTTTGTTACATAAATATTTTTACACGAACAGAATATCTATTAGCCCTTAATGATTCAAACGCATTTAAAGTATATTCAACCTGTAAAATCTCAGCATAAACCCATTGGTCGTGTTCCTTAAAATAAAAATTCAATTCATTACCAACACTGGGGCAATGCCTCAGAAAAACATGGTCTATATCAAAGATTTGGCGTGCCTCATCCACGTCCCAGTCATACACTTCAATGTCAAATCTTGTGTAAAAAAGTTTTTCCCAAATGTTTTTTAAAATCTTCATTTTTTTAGTCTTTAAATTTGCTTGAATTTCTTTAGGCGTTTTCATCCAGCCAGTATTCAAACCAAAATTCTCCGTCTATTTTATCAACAGAAACAAATTGAATATATTGAATATCCTCAACATTTTCAAGCGGGGGAGTTTCGCACTTCATGTTGTTTCTTGCTGCATCAAACTGCTTCTTTGTAAAAAATCTTTTAGGTGTAATTTGATCACCCTTTGCCAACCTACATGGCAATTCCACCTCAATACGTTCTCCAAACGGCATTAAAAAAAAGTGTCTTGTTTTCATATCGTTACGCTTTCTCAAAAAATACTTCACCTGTTTCAAGTAACACCCGGAACGGGTCTTCAATCTGGTAGTTCGGATACCAATAAATCGCTTCTGCGTTCTCAACATCACCTTCGTCATCCCAAACAACGTCCCTGCCAATGATAGGAGCCTCTGTAAGCGCACCAATCTTTTCAGGTAGTATTTCATCCCACCCGTTGCCGATATAGTCTGAGATCACGTCATACGCTGTTACAACGCCGTGTCCGAGTTCTTCTTTTTCAAACAAGTTTTCAAGTTCTTCTTTGTCCGTTAATCTGATTAACAAACCATTTTCTTTTTCAATTAATTCAACCATGATTTTAAATTTTAAAGTGTTTTAAATAACTTTCTGAAAATAATTTTGGTGTGTATTCCGGGGTTAAATTGTTCTCTTTGGCAAATTCAGGACAGTCCTCAATGATTTTGTTCACCGTGGCGATCCGGTTCATTCCCTGTAATATTCTCACACGATACCCGTTTTCTTCTAAAAAGGATATTGCTATTACTTTTTTACCAGCCAGTACATGACTGTTGCCAACTGCTTTGTATTTCATTTTTTCAATTCATTTGTTATAAATTCTGCTTTCCTTACACCGATTGTAGGTATATGTCCACGCCTCATTAAGCTATTCGGTTTCAATGCACCTTCCAGTGAACCGCAATAGGCTATAATAAAGTCCGCTGTTTGTTTTCCTACCCCCTTTACTGATTGCAATAAACTGAGGTCTTTTTCTAATTGTCCCATATCAATTCGTGTGATAAATTAAACCGTCATCAGCTTTAAACCACCTTTTCAACCTCCCGTTAATACTTATTTCGGGTAGTGAAAACTCACGCCAGTGTAACGCGCCGTAACCCCTGTGTATTTCGATCTGGGTCGGGTTTCTCCAACATTCAATTTTTTTCATTTCAATTCATTTAAAACATTAACACAAATTTCGCTCATCGGAGTAAAGATTTCACCGTCTGCTTCTTCTTTAATCAGTTCCCAAACACGATCCACGCCGTACCCCGTTACAATATCGGACAATCCCTCTCTTTCGGCTATGTCCAAAATTCTTGCTTTCGCTTTTTCTGGTGTTTTCATAATCCTAAATTTTTATAAAGAATTAATTGGCTCCCGGTTGTGTTTTGCAACCGGGAAATTTTGGTTAATTTGCTAAAACATCATAGTTGTAAAGTCTTTTGATTTCAGACCTCGAAAGAATCTCATAATAAACCAAATTATCTTCAAATCCTTTCCCGTTTGGCCATATTGATTCCGCTTCGTCGCAATCCGAAGCCATTTTTCGCAATTCTTTTTTTACATCTTTAATACTACCCACAAATTGAGACGGATACATCCCAAGAAGACCAACGTAGTTGTGCATTTCGTTTTCTAAAATAACACATGATTCTCTTTTAATTCTTGTTGAATAGTAAGAATCTCCTCTAACAACAATAGCATAAGTTTTCATCGTTCTAAATTTTAAATTAAACATTAAATAAATTTGTGGCTGCCCTGCTCCGGTCACAGGGTTACGGATTCAGCCTATTGATAATTAAAATAAACTGTAAACTCCTCATCTGTTACGAAAAAAATATCGTCGTTGTCTAATCCGCTAAGGTATTCACGCGCGGACTCATTCAGCGGAAAGTTTTGCAATTCCGCTTCATGTTCTATTGCTTTTTTCATGTCCCGGTTTGTCATTGTCCAGAAGATTTTAACCTCTAAACCGGATTCAGATAGTTGGAATGTTTTCATTAGTACAAAATTTG